ACAGAAAATGCGTCCCCGAAAAATGTTGGGGGTAAACGATGCTTTTTCATTCTGCACATATTTTGCCGCAGTCTTAGAGCGGGCAGCCTGTGCCTGTTCAAACAGCTCCCGGCTGATAAGCGGCTCATGCGTGTCCTGTACTACAATCCAATCCTCTTGCGGGGTAGGGGACTGCTTACGCCTGACCGACCTGGTCTTACCCTGCACCATATCTCCGGTGTAGACCTGGTCTGCCAAAATCTTTCCCACTGTCCTGCTTTGCCATTTGCCGCTGCCAATCAGCTTCTCGTGAGAAATAAGCCCAATGCTGGCCAGATAGTGGCTGGGTGTCGGCACTCCTGTTTCATTCAGCCGTTTGACAATAGCGTTTAAGGCGGTACCATCTGCGGCCCACTGAAAAATCTGCCGCACTACTGGGGCGGTATCCTCATTAACCAGCAACCTGTGGCAGTTGTCCGGGTCCTTGCGATACCCATAGGGTGGACGGGAACCTACAAACTCCCCAGCCCGCATGGCCTGATTCTGCTGCGTCCGGACTTTTCTGCTGATGTCGGCGGCGTAGGCCTCATTTATCAGATTTTTCAGCGGCAGTGCGATCTGACTGCCGCTGTTGTCCGCACACTCGCTGTCATATTGGTCGTTCACAGATATAAACCGAACATGATGCAGCGGAAAATATTTTTCCAGATAATATCCTGAGTCAATGGCGTTGCGTCCCAGACGGGACAGGTCTTTGACGACAACACAGTCAATCTTTCCAGTCTCCACATCAGCCAGCATCATCTGGAAGGCGGGCCGTTCAAAGGTCCGCCCGGAGATACCGTTGTCAATGTAGACCTCTACAATTTCGATGTCGGGGCACAGGGCCAGGTGGGCTTCCATAATCTGCTGCTGGGTTTCCAGCGAGTCGCCACGGCTGCCATTATCCTCTACTGACAGCCTGACGTAGAGCCCGGCCCGCCAAATCTTCATACCGGAGGTTTGGACAGGCAGAGGAGACGCTATATTTTTCCTGCTTTTCCGCGCCACTTAGACCGCCTCCTTGCAGGCCACCAGCATTTTTAATGTGCGGTCATATTCGTCCTGAAAACGATAATTGATTTTCAGCTCGTTTTTACTGACGACCCGGATTGACTGGATAAGTGCCACCACCGCCCTGCGGTCCAGTTCGGTCATGGTCTGGTATTCTCTGAACTGTTGTGCCCATTTCAGACGGTCGCCAGTGTTGTCCAGGGCCTGCTCTATCTTTTGACGCAGCAGCGAGACAGCCTCACGGAGCTGCTCCGCCTGAACCAGATAGTGGCGGTTCAACGTCTTGTACTCCTCTTTATCAAGGATACCATTAACAAAATTTTCGTACAGACTGCTCTTAAAAGTGATGATTTGAGACAACTGAGCTTCGTTCTCTGCGATTTGAGCCTTATAGCCCTCAATCAGGTTGTGGTTGATATGCTCCTCGTTGATATCATCCAGCAATTCTTCAAGGGATACTACACTTTTAATATGTGTCTGCAGGCAGGAAAGAACACATTGAGTCAAAACATCCTCTCGGATCATAGCGGGGTGGTCACAGCCGTGCCTTTTTCCCACAGGACAGCGATAGTAAATATATTTTTGACCTTTGTAGGTATTGGTCTTACGGCTCATGCGGGCGCCGCAGGAACCGCAGACCAACAGGCCCGAAAAGAGGTAGACGGAATTCCCGCCCGGCGCGGCCCGGGTATCCAACTGAGACAACTTCTGTGCCAGTTCAAAATCCCGTTTTGTCACGATGGCTTCATGGGCATTTTCAATTTGTACCCATTCTTCTGGCGGTTTCTGAAGAAGGTTCTTGAGCTTATAATTATGGGTTGTCTGTCTGCCTTGAATCAGCGTCCCAGTGTAGGTTTCATCCCGCAGGATACGGGCGACCGTCACCGCGGACCATTTGGCATCCGGATGGTCTGCGTACCCACCTGAAGAGTGCGGGAGCCCCCGGCTGATTTTGTAGGCCAGCGGGGACAGTACCCCCAGTTGGTTCAGCTCATCCGCAATCCGGGCCGCGCTGGCCCCGTCAATGCGGCGGCGGAAAATGTCCTGCACGACCCGGGCGGCGTATTCGTCAGGCACAAGGTGGTTCTTATTTTTCTCGTCACGCCGGTACCCGTAGACGGGACAGGCGCCCACATAGTCTCCCTTCCGCCGCTTGGCCTCCAGGGCAGTCCGGGTCTTGATCGAGATATCCCTACAGTAAGCGTCGTTAATAATGCTTTTGACGGAGAGTACCAGGTCATCGCCGGTGTGTTCATCCTCCGTGTCGATGTGGTCCGTCACCGCAATGAAGCGAACCCCAAAAGCGGGAAAAATCTGACGCAGATAGCGGCTGGTCTCGATGTGTTCCCGCCCAAGTCTGGACAGGTCTTTGACAATAACGCAGTTCACTGCTCCGTTTTTGATATCGGCCATCATTTCTTGAAAGGCCGGCCTGTCGAACAGAATACCGCTGTAGCCGTCGTCCACTCGTTCTGTCACTAACTGTATCTCCGGGCGCTGGGCCACGAAATCCGCAATCAGGCGCCTCTGGTTAGCAACGCTGTCGCTCTCCGCACTGTGATCGCCAGTATATGAAAGCCGCAGATAGGCGGTTGCTTTATACGTTTTGGACATAATAATACACTCCTTGTGCGGGAAATCCCCATCAAAGAGCGAGTCGGCTGTCCGTATTCAATTCTTTTTCCGGGGCTATCGTAACACCGCCATTGAGGGCAAGTCTATAAACTATTGGGCTGATTTCGGTCTATCAGCTGCTTCAGGCATTCCATCAGTGTGGGACCGTCTTGTGAATAACAGGCATGGATTTCGATACCACCACATTTAAAATGATACGGGTCTTTAATCTGGTTCAAAAATTCAGCAAGCCTTTCTTCTCTGGACAGAGAAACATCTATTGAAACGGAACGGATGTCAACCAGCTCAGCTTTGTCTGAAACTATATTTTTCATTTTATGCAGCATCCTCCAGGCACAGAAAAAGCCAGGTCCGCTATCAAAGCGGGCCTGGCTTTTTCGCGCCTATATAGTTTAAGATGCTACTATTATATCATGTTCTGGTTCTATTACAAGAACATCTTTGTACCGGAAGGTTCCATCTTTGTATCTATTCGGGAGCATGTTCCGGGCAGAGTACTACCTCCCGGCAGATGGGGCAGCCCCCCATACACGCCAGCCTGTGTTCACAGCCGGGACAGCTTTGGCGAAAGTGATTCCGGAAATCCTCGAAAATTGGGCTGTCCCACGCCTCCTGGATGCTGTGGGATCGCAGGTCCACCGCCCACCGCCTGCCCTGGTTGTCAAAGCTGCACGGGAGCATCACCATATCCGGGGTGATATAAGCCGACCAGCGGGCACCCTCGCAGGTATCGACGCTGTCCCGATTGACATCAATCGACTGAGAAATCAGTCCCGGGACGGAGCAGGCGTCAAACCCTATTTTATACCCGTGGTCACCGCCGCAGGCAAGGTCAAGAAACTCCCGCACTCGGGGATCATTGCTTTTCAGCACCTGCGCCTGGCTCCCCAATCCAACGGGCTTGTGAAGCAGAAATACGATGGCGTTGATACCCACCGGAAAACTGTGTTCTTTCAGACGGGCCATCGCTTCTTCAATGGTGCTGTTGCTGACGACATAGTGGATATTGGTTTTCACGCCGGCTTGGAGCAGCAGGTCAATCGCCCGCAGCGTGTAGGAGCTCCGGTACCAGCTTACCGCCACGGCCCCGCAGTACTTCCTACAAAGTTTGGCAAGCTCGGAATTCAGCCCCAGGCCCGAGGTGGTGAAGTTCGGCACGATGCCGGCGACCCGACAGGCCACCAGGATTTCCCCAAAATGTTCGTGTTGCTCTGGGTCACCGCAGCCTCCCAGGGCAATTTGATACGTATTGCCTTGGCACTGCCGGACAATTTCTTCAAAATCCTCCAGGGCCATATTGGGCGCGTCGGCGTGGAGCCCGTCCTGATAGCATTCCACGCCGGCAGCCACGCACAGGCCACTTCGGCCGTGGGCGCAATGTCCCATAATTCCTACGTCTAAGAGCTCCGGAAAGGAAGACATAAAGGGGTCCTCCTTCGTTTCAGCGCCGTCTTTGATGGTGCCGGACCGAAAATAGTGTCCGTTCCGCTCGTCAAACATAGAAATGAAATCCTTATCAATTCTCAACCGCATGATGAGAGTCCCCCTTTGGTTCAGATGTCCAAGTCACCATCCAGGATTGAGAACGTATCCGGGTCTGCGTCTTCCAGAGCTTCCCACAGCCGTTCGAACAGTTCAGCCTGTGTTTCCTCGCAGCATTCGAAATTGACACAGCCACGGTAAACGGTTTTGCCGTCAGCCAGTGCCTGCCGGATCGCGGCCTGGTTTTCCTCACTGATGTAGAAATCATCAAATGTTTTTTGAATCTCCTCCTCGGAACTGCTTGGGGTCAGAATAGCGTTCCCCAGCATTTTTCTTGCGACGTAGCCAAGAACCGCCTCCTTCTGCGCCTCGCTGAGTTCCTCTTTCCTTGCCAGAATAAAGCTGCTGCTGGAAGAATTGGTGACATAATCGGTTCTGATTTTCATTGCCTACGGGCAAGGCCGTATGCCTTGCCCACACCTCCTTTAATTATGATTGGGGACACAATCCGTATCCTGGCAAAAGTATATATACAGCAGTACGGCCTGTCCAGAAACCAGCGGGCTGGGACTTGCCCGCTAGTATGAAACAAATCTTATTTCCACCCCCCCTATGGCGGGCGGCTCACGCCGTGTACACGGATACTTCTTTTGGCGGCGTAGGCGATTTCTGTCAGGACAGCACGTTCCGAAACAGAGCAGTCGCCCAAGAGTTCTTGAATCTCCGGGAAAAACGCAGTCGTATCCTTTGCCTGATTGCCACTGAGTAAACGATCCACTGTAACGCCCAAACACTCCGCCAGCTGAATCAGTACCGCCAGGCTGGGCTTTTTGGTCCCTCGCTCCAGGTGGCTAATGTAAGGGACAGACAGGTCCACCAACTCCGCAAGTTTCTCCTGGGTGAGTCCCCGTTTCCGACGCAGGTCTCGAATTCTTTGCCCCAGCGCTATATAATCCATATCTGTCAACCTCCTATCATGCGGCGCATTCCTGGTATGCGTGGGTTTTAGTGACCAACATGGAGCGGCGGGGCGGAGTTTCGCGCTGGAGTGCCATGTTCAAAGCATCCGAATCGCCCACAATGACAACCCGCCGTTTGGCGCGTGAGATTGCGGTGTAGAGCAGATTGCGATAGAGCATATGTGAGAAGCCTTTGGAGATGGGCAGCACGACAGTGTCCCATTCGCTGCCTTGAGACTTGTGGATGGTAATCACATAGGCCAGCCGCAGCCGGGACAGCGGGTTCAACTTCTCTCCGCCCCAGGCCGCTGTGCGGCCCCTATTACACGCGACGCCATAGAGCAGCATCCCGTCTGCCAGCTTATGGTAGTACGTCCCAATATCGCCGTTACAAATCTTCTGTTCCCAGTCGTTCTGTAACACGATAACTCTGTCCCCGGCGCGGAAGAATACATCTTTTATGGTATTCTCTTCGGAGACCGGGTTGAGAAACTCCCGAAAGGCCACATTCAAGGCGCCACTGGACAGTGGACCGCTGCGGTTGTAGGGCGACAGAACCTGGACGTCAGCGCCGGTCCTGTAGAGGTTGATACCGCCTTTGCAGACACGGCTTCGGATGGAATTGTCGTCTGCCAGGGGGATGAATCTAAAACTGTCATCCAGGCGCAGATCTTCCATGGAGCGGATGGCCCCAAACTCCCGCACATTATGAGCCAGGGCGCTCTCCACGTCAGTCTGGCGGTGGAAACTGCTGAGCCAAATATGCGGCACGCCCAGCGCCAGCAGGTCGGGCAGCACATTGCCCGGCCCGACAGAGAGCAGCTGATGGGGGTCGCCCACCAGGACTACACGGCAGGCGGGATGGACGACAGCCAAAATGCCGGCCAGCATTTCCAAGGTCAGCATACTGGCTTCGTCCACGACTACCAGGTCGGAGGAACTCCAGTTGATGCTTTCACTGAGAAAGTCATCGTCCGGGACCTTGCCCAGAGCGCTGTGGACGGTACGGGCCCGCAGGCCGGTGCGGTCTGTCAGGTTGCAGGCCGCCTTGCCCGTTGGGGCGCAGAACACCGCGCCAAGACTTTTTGCCGGCCGGTGTTCCGCCAGAGCCTGGATTAGCGTGGTCTTCCCGCTGCCCGCCCCGCCCAGGATGACGGACAGCCGGTGGCTCAGCGCCAGCTTCACCGCCTCCCGCTGCTCTTCGGTGAGGGTAATGTCCTGGACGGTCAGCTTCTCCGGCAGACAAGGCTCTCCCAACTCATTGTGTGTCAAAATTTCCGCCAGGGTTTTGGCTGCGGCGGCCTCGTACTCCCAGACGTTCTTCTGGTAGAGTCGGGTCCCCTCCAAATGCAGACGGCCCTCCTTTAACAGGAACGCCCGGTCCGCCCGAAACTGGTCATAGGTCAGAGCTTTGTGGCTGCGCTTACTAAAGCGGTAGAGTTGGTCGCTGGAAACATAGGCGTCCCCGTTCATGGTCAGTGCCTCCAGGTCATCCAGCAGGTACTGCCCCCGCAGGTCTTTTTCATAGGTTCTCTTCACTGTGTCGCTCCTTTCGCTCGTGGGAAAACAAAACACCGTGCAGGTATAGGGACCTACACGGTGTCTGAAGGAGACACAGGATGGAGCCGTCCAACCGCAGGATTTTTCTTGCGTATTTCCCTGAAAAAGGGTATACTGGTCCTGCGGTGTGGACGCTGTCCATTGTGTAGGTGGTCGGTTCACCTGCGCAGGTGCAGAGGAACGGCAATTCCTTTGCACTGCCGTATTTTGTTTTCGGTGTTTGTAGGTACGCGCTCTGGATTTGGTAAATTTTGCTTTGTCTTTAATACAACATCCCCTTTCTGTCCACGGCCTCTGAGGCCTTATTTTGCCCGGGATATGATTGGAAAAAGAACAAGGACAAGTCCGTTTCTCCTTGATTTTCAAGGGGTTTCCGGATTTGTCCTTATTATAACATATGGGCACACCTTCGCCACTCATGCCCTGACCAGCGGTGTGGATGCCAAAACTCTCTCTGGCATCCTGGGCCACACCAAGGCGTCCTTCACTCTGGATACCTACACCCACGTCACCGGAGACATGCACCGCCGGGCGGCGGAGATCGTGGGTGGCTTTCTGGACGACATTATGGTGAGGGGGTGAGAGTATGGCGAAAAAGCGGAAGAAGGGTGAGGGAACGCTCCGTCAGAGAAAGGACGGACGGTGG